AATGAGACACAAGTTCTTAATGGAGACAAGGAATTTGGTATTCCTGCAATAGATCGTAAAACATCTCCTGGATATCCATTATGTCTTCGAGCTAAGAAGGGAAAGAATGATTTCATTGAAACTATTAATGATGTCATGGAGTTTAAAGAAGAATTTTGGGATGCCTACAGAGAACTTGACAGAGCACTTATAGCTGATGAAGACGTTGAAGTTTTGTGGGCCGAGTGCCTTAAAGATGAGACGGTTAAACTTAGCAAAGTTGAATCTGGAGATACTCGAGCTATTAGTGCAGGTGCTTTTTTATTTCAATTACTTGGTCGTAAGTATTTTGCTTCTTTCTTTGCTTATATGCAACACTTTCATAACACCAAATCAATTGCTGTTGGCATAAACCCCCACGGTATGGATTGGACAAATTTGGAACATCAAGCAGAACAAGAAGCAGGATCTACACTATGTGCAGATGCCATTAAGTGGGATAGGAATGTGCCCTATGACGTTGCAATGACTGTGTGTATCATGCTTGTTAATTGGTGGTATAATGATCAGTATTCAAAATTGCGCATTAAAATGTGGAAAGAATCAGTTAATGGTAAGACTATTTATGAAGATGTGATCTTCCAGACTTTTGGCGTTAAATCTGGAGCCTGGAATACTGTTTGGTGCAACAGTATGTGTCGATATATTGTCGACAAAACCATTCTTATGATGGATCTTAAATTGCGCAACACCGAGTTTTTCTATAAAGTGTATGGTGATGATAATTACATCAAAATTTTTGGTAAGTTTGGTATTAAGGTTGAAGACATTGCAGAACATTATATGAGACGTTTTGGAATTAAGATCGTTCATTGGTCTAAAAGCGAAAACCATGATGATGATAATATTCGCACTGTTTCTTTTCTTGGTCGAAAATTCGCCAAATATCGAAATAATGCAATTACCAGATGTCCTTTAGATGTTGATGTTATTTTGCAATCTTTGTATTGGATTAAAGGACAGAATGACCCTTATCAAGTCATTCCACAAAATGTTCGTAATGCATTTATGGAGTTATCGCATCACACTCCTCAAGTGTATTATGAAAAATCTTCTTTAATCCTTGAAGCAGTTAAGAAACACATGCCAGATATTTATGATACTTGCTGTTCTATGCGCATAAGTTATGCAGATTGGTTTAGTTTGATTTATGAAGGTGAATCTCCACCATATTCATTATATGATCACTCTTATACTACTGAGTACATGGATTGTGAGCCCAACTCAGCAGATTTGGGTGCTGCTTCTGTTGTTAATCCAGTTGGTGACAATGAGGTTTTTCGTCAGGTCAAAGAACCTGGTACTACACAAGTGGATCAACTAGGTGGTTTCGCTGACTCTAGTGAAACAGCAATTGGAAGTGCGGCAGTCACAGATTTGACAGTGCATGATACTATGAATATGAAGTCATTTGACAAAGATAATTCTTTGGATAGAATGTATATCATCGATGATTTGTCAGTCCCATCTTCAGCTGGTGTTGGTGCATTGTTAGCTACATATGATTTTCCCGGAATCTTGTTTGGCAAACCCTATATTTCAGATAATATAGCCGATTTTCTTATGTTTAAAGGGGATATCCAACTTACACTTAGATCCACAGCGCAAATGGAATTGTCTGGTAAGTTACTCATTTCAATTATGCCACTTCAAACTTTTTA